CCTACCCCCCTAAAGGGGGGTAGCCCGCTTAGTGTTACGTTAAAGGGCGCCCCCCCCGGTCTACAATCCGCCATCTGTCGTCGGACAGTTTGTTTAACTTCGGTAACGTGTTCGTCAGAACTAACACCTTGACCCCTCGGATGTTGGTTAACCTCGCACTATAGCGAGTATCGTAGACTAACCCGTCCTTGATGCTCTCGATTGCTGTGTAAAGTTGTTCTGACCATTTCCAAGACCTCGGTATGTCGATTATTATGTACGGTCGATATCCGCCCGTAGCGTAGCAGGATGCCACCCATTGTATCATTCCCTTTACCGTGTCCACGGTTGGCGGCGTGTAGTACGCCTGCCCTCTCTCCCACAATGCCCCGCAAAGCCACGATTTACCGACTTTACCCTCTTCATCGTACCAGACCAAGACTTCCCTGTCGTTCGTCCCTCTAAGAGCCTTTAAGACCCGTTTCTGGACCTCTCTAAGATGCCCGTATCGTTGTTGTAGTGTCTGCGGTCTATCCGCATACGATACGTGTTTCCCTTCTTTGTGCTCATAAATGCATTCATCGACCCCGTGCTCTGCCTTCTCCACGTGTGCCGATGGAATGTAGGTCTTGCACCATTCAAAAAATGCCTGATTGCTGCTTTCGACTCGAACCTGCCAATGCTCGTATCCCTCTTTTCCTCTCTCCTTCCCTATTACCCATTTCTTGCAGTCGTTTTTCTCTATCATTATCTCGAGTTCTCTTTTCTTGACTTTTTTTCTCGGTGCTGTTAGCATCCATGCTTGTGCCATGCCACTAGTATAACATCGCAACCTTTTTAACTTACCAGTATCTTTACTATACCATGGCATACGGTAGATATGGCAGAAGGTATGGACCTCGTCCATATAGAAGAAGGACTTACAGACGACCCTATTACAGGCGCAGGTGGTAAATGTGTACGTTAAAGTATCAGAAACCTACGACCTTAGTACCAAGCCCGACAAGATGGGACTGCTCGGTATTCACACTCCGGACGGAAAGCTCGTTTTTTCCATGTGGAAAGGTCTGTTCCAGAATTTTAGGAAGATGCGGTTCGTGTCTTGCGATGTCGCAATGGCATGCGCTTCCATGCTCCCAGCGGACCCTCTGCAGATTGGAGTAGAAGCTGGAGATATCGCTCCCCAGGATATGTTTAACCCTATCCTGTACAAGGCTGTCAGCAATGATTCGATGAGTAATCTTCTGAATAAAATCTATGCTGCTGGTGGTTACCTCGATGCTTCTACTTGGCTCAACAAGAACTCTGTTTCCGCAGAGAATACTCCTGAATTCGTCTATGATTCCACTAAAGACATTGACCAGTTCGCAATGTATTATGGTCTGCTCGCTGATACCTCTGGATGGAAGAAGGCAATGCCCCAGGCAGGTCTTGGGATGAAAGGACTCGTTCCTCTGACTTTCTCTCTTGTCGCTACTCAGGGACAGCCTAATGTTATTAGCACTCTCGGTAACAGTATGCTTTCTTATCCTGATGCTGGGACTCAAGACGATAAAATCTCTTCTCATACCGCCTTTATAGGTCGTTATATGCGTGGTGATACCCGTAGGATGCCTGCATTTGACACTATGGTTATGACCAAGGATGGTAGTATGGGTAACAAACTTTCCACTGTTATTTATCCTGCTAATAATTCCGATAATTACCCTAAGGTTGGTGACTCAATTAGCGTTCTTACTGACCCGGGTAGTAATAATCGTACCCTCATAGTCCCTAATCTGGATGCTCCGAATTGCTTTGTTGCGGCGATTGTTCTTCCTCCGGCTAAGCTTAACAGACTGTACTATAGGCTGAAGGTAACTTGGACTGTCGAGTTCTCCGGTCCTCGTCCGCTTACCGATATCACCAATTGGTATGGTCTCGCTCTCGCTGGTGCTATGAGTTACGGTAGTGACTATGAAGAACAGTCTGCCCTCATTACCAAGGGTAAGGATGCTAATAAGCAGGGTATGGTTGACGCTGGTGATATGGATATAACCAAGGTCATGGAGGGTTCCAAATGAATTATGAATCCTATAAATTTAACCCTCTGGGTGTATTCCAGCCGTATTGGGATGACTATTGGGAAAATATGGACCCTCGCACTAAGTATATTTTGTATACTGCAGCGTCTGCTATCCCTTTCGTTGGTCCCGTCATTCAGGCGTATGATAATATCAGGTACATGGATGACTACACCAGTAATCGAGGTATCGGATACGATGAGATTCTTTATCCCAGTCGTACCCAGGGTGCACAGGGTCTTGGTTCTGCGTTGAACTTCGTTTCCAGTAACATTAACAGACTGTATCGGGAGGATAAATATGCTAAGCGTCGTGTTTCTTCTAACCGTCGCCGCTATAGGGCTTACTATTAGTTTCTCCCTTCGTCGGCAGAAATAAACCTCTTCCTCTTTTCTTCTTTTTCCAACTTAGGTATGTCAGCATTCCCCACAGGCCCAACGGCCTTGAGTGTTCTCAGACTCCTTATACCGTCCTACCCCCCTAAAGGGGGGTAGCCCGCTTAGTGTTACGTTAAAGGGCGCCCCCCCCGGTCTACAATCCGCCATCTGTCGTCGGACAGTTTGTTTAACTTCGGTAAC